CCTAGTTCAAAACATTCCGCCTTACTCATCCTTCTTCTGGGCGTTTTGTAGCAATAGCTCATTATGTAGCTTTGCCGACTCGACATCTGCAACTTCGCGCTCCTCGAAATCGATGGTCTCCTTAACTCCAACCAAGTTACCCTCGTCGTCAATGGTTTGTGTAAGAACATTACCACTCTTCTGTGCCTTCTTAATATTCTCTTCAATCGCCTTACGTTTGGTGTCCATGACACGCTTATCGAACTCCTGCTTGGCAACGGTCTCATTCTTGACCTTCTCCTGGTGAAGTTGATTGAGCTCCTCCTCCAAGAATTGCACATTACCGGTCTTATAAGCATCGGGGTCCCATGGCATCCAAACACCAACGGGTCCTACGAAAATGTCGTGATTGGGGTCGTGCTTTCTAAGAGATACGCATTTGTTTTGTGCCTCCTCCTGTGTAGGAAATACACCGCGTAATTTAAGTCCACGCACAGATGTCTGGAAGGCATGTTCGCGGTTGAACTGCTCGTTCAATTTATCCTCGTTCTTATCAATGAAGTTCTTATAATCATCCTCAATACCGGACTCTTTAATCTTATCACCCTCCTCCTTGACAAAATCGTTGAAATCGGCAATCGCGTTCTCAACGTTTAGGTTATATTTGTATGAAAGGAAGTGGATGAACTCGAAGTATCTCTCCATAGATTTAGAAAAATCCCATTGCTTTACAAATTGGTCAAAAATGAAATTCTCGCGCTTTTTCAAAATCTTATCTGGAGATACGAACGAAATGCATGCGAATTTTTGTCCCGCAATAGCCGGATCTTCGTCGCATAGGTCAATATATTTAGGGTTTGCACTACCATCTTCTAAGGTCTTTTTTTCAAAATTAGACATCTCGTAACTATAACATTGAATTACAAATATTGTTTAAGTGTTTTCATCGAATAATAATATTTTTAGGAATTATTTATTATTTTTTTTGTTTTAATATAATATACAAATGTTTGATTTCAACGAACTAGTAAAGCGCGCTATCAAGTATTTAATCGAAGGTTTAGCAGTTGCCGTTGTTGCCCTTCTTATCCCTAAGAAGGCACTTAACGTTGAGGAGATTGTCATCATCGCACTCACCGCCGCCGCCGTATTCAGCATCCTTGATGTTTTCATCCCTGCCGCCGGAGCATCCAGCCGTCAAGGTCTTGGATTCGGTGCTGGAGTCAACCTTTTAGGAGGATTGAAGCTTGCTGCCCTATAAACGATATGTAATATTTAAATAATTGAAATTATCCGTAGTGGATAATTCCAAATAAGCGATTTATTCAGATGAAAAAGCGTCGAAAAATTATTAGGTATTTTACGTAGAAATATGCAAAAAATTGTATATCTTTAGAATATAGGGATGGACTCGAAAGATACAATAATCGCTCAATTAAAACAGGAAGTCGGGGCATTGAATGAAAAGGTAACATATCTTCAGGGGCAGTTATGTAAATATACTAATAATGAAAGACATAAAAAATATTATGAAATGAATAAGGAAAAAGTTAAGGAGAATGCGAGAACCTATCTGAATCGATTGAAAACGGAAAACCCGGAGAAATTACGCGAGTATCGCCGACGAGCTTATTTGAAGAGAAAGGATAAGATTGGCGAGAAGGGAATTTAGAATATTATCTTTGGTAATACTATATAATATGTCGGATTGTGTACAACCCCATAAAGAACCAGAAGAAATCGCGGAATGCGAATGTAAAGATATATCTAATGAAAAAGAAAAATCTTCGTGCAAGAACAGTGTAAAAAATAGAGAGAGCGATAGATTACGCGAGGAAGGTGCCTGTATAATCAAATGTTCAAGAAGTGGCGGAAAGGATTGTGAAAAAGAATGCACTAGATCATATGCTCAATATTTTACAGGTACAAAGAATGGATTTCTTGGATTAGGAACCGCAATTTTTGGTGGAAAAAAGTCGAGAAAAGCAAAGAAATCGAAAAAATCCAAATCCTTGAAAAAAGGAGGGAAATCACGAAGATCGAAGAAATAAATTTAGAAATCTATAATAAGTTATGTTTATCAGTAAAATATTTAAGTTCGTATATGTAAATATTTTATCACTTTATTCATCAGATAGTCATTACAAGGTTCTCAACACATCCATATTGAATTTCTTTCCTCTATTGAAATTACATCATATCATAGTTGTAAATAATAAAAATAGTATATTTACTCTTGATTTTACACCTTTACACCAAACAAAACCATCGACACTTTTAAAATTACTATTTAACCGAAATGTTCCCGCCGAAATACGCCTACGGGAACTAAAAAATATTGCATATTCAGATAATGATCGAATTATAGAGGGATGGGATGCATCGAATCAAATAGATTATATTGGTTCTCAAAAACGGAGTCGCGAAGCATTCAACCGGGTCCAATGTCGTAGATTCAAAAGAAAACTATCCAAAATTATTCAAGGTCGGGCAGAGATGAATCTATACAAATATAACTGTCAACACTTCAGTTATTGCGCAATTCGAAGTATTATCAAGGGTAAAAGTAAATGAATTTATCGTTTTAGACACTTGGAAAGAACTCCCAATCTAAATCGTTACATACTTTTTTCCATATCATATCCTGCTCTAATTGTTTCTCTCTATCTTTCATCATAGGAATATAAGGTAAATACTGGGTTTGGTCTAGCAATACACATAATTGATGAAGAGTATACGTATAATTGAAAAAATTGGTTCGATTCGCCGGACAATGCACTGCCCATGGCTTTTGAATCTCTATAAATAATACACATAATGTCTCATGTAATTCTTCATTCATAATTGGTGGTTTAATACCAAATAACGAATTAATATATTGAATATGTTCAAAATATTTATTAAATCCGAGTTTACGTAATATGTCGCGCATTTTATCATAATTAATAAGCGACATGTCCTCAATCCGCTCTTTCTTGATACGCGCACGAATGGCGTCAATGACTTCCTCTGGTATTTGTGTCGTCTCTTTTGCCTGGAACTGTGATAAAATCTCTTTGAAATGATTAAGTCGGATATAAGCCGTGTAAGATACCTCGTTGGGTGGCTCTTTATTTGTCGGTTTTGAACTATCGATAATATAGGTAATGAATTTTCCACACTCCGAATTATTACAGATTAAAATACCCTCTTCGTCTTGTGGAATAAGTTCTCCACGATGACAAATTTCACATACATCGGATGGTACGATATAATCTTGAATATTCGTGATTTCATTATTCACATTACGCCAAAAATTTTGGTATGCCTTTTTCGAATTCGCATATTTTTCGGATGAAGGGTTTGCCGAATCCATATTATTCGATTTAATTTTGAAGAAGGTATTGAGAACATTTGTATTCTGATTCGTAGTGGTTCCCGTCGATATTTGCTGTTTTTGTTCAAAATATTGGAATATATATTTAGAATTATCTAGCAGGTAATTCTTTCTTTCCTCTTTTAGAGAACGAACCTGTTTCTTGATATCTAGGATTTTATCTCTTATATCCATGTATTCATCGACCTGATTATCTTTTAAAGTCGGAACGATGGATTTCAGTACCTCTTTCTCATTCATTAATTTAGGTATTAACACGGTTTCAATGTCGTTAAACCGATTCAACATTTCAGTATGTTTTAGGTCGATAGTACAATTTAATGGAATGGTTTTTTGTAATGATTGTTTTTTTTGGTTCATTTCATATTTTTCTCAAAGTGTTTTTATATGTTTTTTTTCTGTTTGATTATATATAATGTCGCATAATGACAAGATCAAGGAATTAATAAGTGATTATAATAAAGTAAGAGGGAATCGGTCGGCAAATCCACATAAAGAATTTCAAATTTTATATGCAAAGACGGCGTTAAAGCTGAAACTCGGCCCGGGTGTTGGTATTGTGGATTCTCTCCATAGCTATATGAAAAAAGAGTATAAATTTAATACACCATTAAATATTTTCAAAGGTGGTATCAAGAATATCATTAATAATATCGAAGAGGTCGTCGATGGAACACCGCAAAAGATAAGAACGAAATTAACATCAATATCACCAGATAATGAATGTAGTTTAGCAACCCCTGGTTATAAATCAACAAAAGATAGAAATAATTTTTTGAATGATGTTAAATATGCGATTGATAATAATGCCGAATTTCCTTTATACGATAACAAAAATGAAGTTCAAATTGTTGATGCTGTATATAATATCCCAACAGGAACATACGAGAAAGATAAGAAAGGTGCGATGTTAAGAGATGAATATGGAAAGGCGATACCTATTAAATTTCAACCTACACATCGCGTAAAATGTTGTGACTGTTATATTTGTACATTACCAATATATATGTTTTTTTCATTTGATATTGAAGGTGGATATGAATATACAAACCAAACATCATGTGGTGATTGTGAACATTTAGTGCCTGTATATGATGCTTTTTTCCAAGACATGTTAGTAGGTGCGGTTGATGTTAAAACTCGCAAATTTGGACTTGATGGACAATATAAATGTAGCCATACAGGACACAATCGTGTTAAAAGCGATATGGATTTAACTACAAAGGACAGCCGGGGTAAGAATGTAGTAGATATGAAGCAAATCAATTTATTAATTGATAATATTATCAAGAAAAGTCACGCGGGTGAGTATGACCTGGGATTACAAGATGAAATAAATAATAAAAAAGCTCTTGTAAAAAAGGAGGGTACTGCTAGTTTGGTTGAATCGATGCAATACATCGCTGACCAATTAAATTTTATGTATGGTGCTAAAAATTACGTTGATGCAGAGGGGACATTATCTTTACTCGTATTGGTTTCTACTTTTGGTAAGAGATTAGCTGAATTAAAAAAAGCTGAAGGTCCAGTAGCTAAACGAATGAAATTTAAAGGTGGCGATAAAAGAGGTCTTGATTCTAATGACGAAATGGAAATTCAAGAAGAAGATGATAGTGAAATGGATAATAGTTTAATAAAGGCCAGCGAATATATAATGCGTGAAATATTTGATAATTCTTCGGAAGAAGACAGATTATTAAATTCCTTTTATGACGAAAAGTTCTATCCCAAAATTGGCGAATTATTATCCGAAAATCCAATTTTATCTTCTGTCATTTTTAAAAATGCAATGGATTTACTTGCTAAATCCGAAGGTGTTATGAATGAATACTTAGATAAGGTTATAAACGATTTCTCTAATAATAAAATCCTATATGGTTATAACGGCGAAACAGTTGTATCGCTAAGAACCGATGGTGAATCATTACCATTTCTAATAAGTAATCTAGAAGATCGGGATTATATTACGAAGAACTATAGCGCTCTAGTAGAATTGGAACGTGAGATTTCCGAGAAACAACCGAAGTGGGTTCCTATAAGTGACAACGTTTTTAGATTTGATAATACTCTCATTTCAGTAGCAGGAGGAAAAAAGAATAAATCAAAGAAGAATAAGAAGTCCAAAAACAAAACGAGAAAGGGTGGATATAGAAAAACTCGTAAACAAAAATAAATATCAATATTCGTCTATTATATAATTT